ATTTCTGGATACAACGTGTGTTACACAAACTTAGGAAGGAAACTCTCTATTTTTGTGTTTTAGGCACGTTGCTTTCGGAGACGTGCTTTTTATTTTATGAAAAAGAAACCAGTTAAAATGAAGCGGTGTATTGCTCCGTTAATGGATAAACTTATGCAAGAATGGTCTAAAATTATTAATGGCATAAAGGTTACTTTCTACATAACAGAATCACATTGTGTATGGATGACAGAAGACTATCAAGGAATTAAATTCTTTAATAATCTTAAAGGCTTTAAAAAGGAAGAGAAAGAAGTAGAGAAGTTGTTTATAAAAGAATTAATTGATAAAATTATGGGCTGTAAAAAGAAAGGTAAAAAGAAATAATATGAATTTTCAGGGAGGCTTGAATGCCTATCACAAACACAAAGAACCAAGTGAAGAAATGTTAGAGATATGGAGTAAGAAGAAAGAACTCATTAAAAGAATTTTAGAGCTAAAGGAGGTAGAAAGTTTAGAAACTAAAACACCAGAAGAGTTAGAAAGTATTTTAGATAAGTTAATAAATTACAACAAAGGATTATAATTGTATTTTTAGATGTTTATTGGCAGACTTTTGATGCTTAATCTAATTGTGTATCGCACGCTTTTACATAATTGGATAAGCGTCTAAGAATATAATAACTTTGAATAGAACTAATTAGCTATTCAAAAAAGATAGCTTAACAATGTTAAGTATTTTGTGTTATATTAAATAAAAGTTAGATATTAAAATCATATATGCCTTTTCAGAAAAACAATAACGCTGGAGGTGGAAAGAAAGGAAGAAGTGGAAGAAAAACAATAAGCGAAGAAGCCTTAAAAATTGTTAAGGAAAGAACCTACAAAGAAACAATGGCTGAAATTTTACCTGATAAATTATTAGCTGAAAAACATTTGGAATTATTAACTGTACCGATTAAAGTTAGAACAATAGGTAAAGGAAAAAGTGTTATTGAGATAGAACAGATAGATAGTTTAGCAATAAGTAAAGGATTAGATATGGCTTATAAGATTAAAGGAGAATATGCGCCAGAAAAACAAGAGCATTCTGGAACAATAAATTTTAAACCACTATTAGATGGAGTTCTTAATAACAACAGCAACACACAAGATAATAAAACTGAAGAAGAGGATTAGAATTATACAAGGTGGAACTTCTGCTGGAAAGACAATTTCAATTCTTTGTTATCTTATACATTTAGCTCAATCAGATAAAGTTAAGACATTAACCAGTGTAGTATCTGAAAGTATTCCGCATTTAAAAAGAGGTTGTATAAGAGATTTTAAAAACATATTACAGGTGCAGGGATATTGGAAAGATAGTTTATGGAATGCAACTGATAGCATTTATACTTTTGAAACAGGAAGCCAAATAGAATTTTTTAGTGCAGATAACGCTGATAAGTTAAGAGGTGGAAGACGTGATAGGCTCTTTTTAAATGAAGCGAATAATATGACTTTTAATAGCTTTGAGCAATTAGAAGTCAGAACTAAAGAATTTATATTTATAGACTACAATCCGACTAATGAGTTTTGGGTATTTACAGAAGTAATAGGCAAGAGAAGTGATTATGAGATGCTTATTCTTACTTACAAGGACAATGAAGCATTAAGCAAAGAGATTATAGATAGTATTGAGCAACGCAGAAACAGATCAGGTTGGTGGAAAGTTTATGGCGAAGGACAATTAGGAGAAATAGAAGGACTTATTTATACAGGCTGGAGAATGATTGATGAAATTCCACACGAAGCTAGACTAGAAAGAACTTGGTTAGACTTTGGATATACTAACGATGAAAGTGCTATTGGTAGAGTTTATTACCATAATGGTGGTTGGATATTAGAAGAGTTGCTTTATAAGAAAGGAATGAGTAATAAAATGTTAGCTGATTTCTTAAACTCTTTAGAAAAGCCACAAACAATCATAATAGCCGATAGTGCAGAGCCCAAGAGCATTGATGAGTTAAGAAGTTATGGATTAAGTGTTTTACCTTGCACTAAAGGTAAAGACAGCGTAAATTCAGGCATTCAATTAGTTCAAGACCAGCCAATAAGTGCTACTAGAAGAAGCTATAATATCTGGAAAGAACAAAGAAATTATATGTGGCTAGTAGATAAGAACGGCAAAGTTTTAAATGTAGAAGACCCCTCTTGCTCAAATCATCATATGTCTGGGATAAGATACGCATTAAGCACGTTAGGTAGGCTTAAACAAGAGGTGGACTACTGGGACAGAATATTTGCAGATGAATTAAGCGGTAATACTAAGTCAGTTTACTTTAATAAAGGAAAATAATATGCAAGATGATTTACAAGGTTCACAAATTATAACTCCAAATGACAGATATAGGGTTCTACCCAAATTAGAACCTAAAGTTGATTTAGTTATTTCTAAAATTATAGGTAAAACCATATACACCACAGACCCACGTGTTCTTAGCTATATTGTTAAATGGAAAAAAGGAAAGCCACAAGATAGTATGGTATCTGATAATTTCTTGCGGAACCCAGAATTTATCAGAGGATTAAAAGAAACCTTAAATATAAATTTATGATGCGATTTTATTGTGACGTTTGTGAAAAAGAGTTGTTAGACCCAGAATTTGTCTTTGATGCTACTATAATGGAAAACAAAGAGGTTTTTGATATAATGGATAAAACATTAACACCAAGAAAACAAATGAGCAAGAAGCAAATACAACTTTGTAAAGAGTGCTATGAAAAAAACATAAAAGGATTATTAAAAATATGATTAAACTAAATCTAAAAACATCAGGAATTGACTATAAAAGCAAAGGAGAAACTATTGACGAAGCCCTAGCTAATTTAGGAATGGAATGGTATCAACTTAAGGCTAAGGGAGTTATTACTATTATTAAAGGAAAGTTAAAGTTAGAGAAACTTTTTATTATGGGTGAATTAAGAAAGATTTTTGCTAATAAAATAACACGAGCAACACAAGCCAAAAGATTGGAATTGCTTTTAAAATAAATGCAGGCATTAAATGTATTTGAATATGTAAAACAAGGAGAAGTTGGTTATCAAAAGCCAATAACTCTTGAAGATGGCTGGAACTGGTCAATGAAAGATCACTTAAGACGTTCTTATCTTTATAAAAACTCTCAATTTGAAGAACAGAACGAGAATAGAGATTTAAGACCAAATAAAAATATAATTCTAGCTATTTTAAATGTTCAATACAGATCAGAGGGTTTTGATGTTAAAGATATAGAGCTTTATGTTAATAGTGTTGTTGAATATTATAAGTCATTCTTAGTAAAGAAATTTCACGATAATTGGGCATTAGAAAACAATATTGATACATTTATAGATGAAACGGTTGAAAGTTATTGTGATTATGGCGGAACACTAGTAAGAGATATAATGTCTAGTCGACCAGAGGTAGTAGATTTAAGGACTATTGCTTTCTGTAATCAGACAAATATTTTAGCTTATCCTTTTTGCATTAAACACACATTTAGTCCTAGTCAGTTAAGAGAAAATGATATGTGGGGCAAGGATAGTAATGGAGCAACGATTGATATTGAAAGTCTTATAACTCTTTGTAAAGACGAGAAAGAAATTATAGTTTATGAGCTTATAGGAACATTACCAAGTGAATGGCTGGATGTTAGAGTAAAAGAAGAAGGAATAATGGACACCCAGCAAATTCAAGTAATAGCTTTTTATAAGAAAGAAGGAGATGACAGACAAGGAGTATGTCTTTTTAAGAAAAGATTACCTAAACTTCCGTTCAAATTCTTAGCAAGAGATGAAATTAAAGGTAGAGCTTTGGGTAGAGGTGGTGTTGAAGAATTATTTGAAGAACAAAGCTGGACTAATTGGAACGAAATTAAAGTAACAGAAATGTTAGAAGCAGCATCAAAGATTATTCATTTATCAGATGACCCACAAGTAGCTTCTAAACACCCAACAGGACTTAAAAATCTTTCAAGTAACGAAATTATACAAGTTGGAGAAGGGAAGAAAGGTGTTTGGCAAATGGATACTTCACCAAGAACATTACAACTATTTAATAATGCAATAGACAGATGGTATAATTCAGCTCAAACTAAAGGTTCTGCTCAAGATAGTATGATGGGAGAAACACCCAACTCTGGAACACCATTTAAACTTTACGAAGCTCAGATTATTCAAAGTCAAGGAATGCACAAGTATAGACAAGGAAAGATAGCGGTATTTATGGAAGAAATTTATAGAGATTGGATTATTCCTCACGCAGAAAATGAAATAGTAAAAGACAACACTTTCTTATCTGAATTATCTTCTGAAGAACTTCAAAAGACGGTTGACCAAGTAACCATAAACAGAACAAATGAAGCAATTAAAGAAAGATTATTAAGTGGAATAAATGTTACACCAGAAGAACAGGCGATAATGATGCAGAATGGAAAAAATGCATACCTTAAGGATAACAAGAAATTTATAGAAATATTAAAAGATGAGTTTAAGAAAAAAAGTCTTTCAGTTAGAGCTAATATAGCAGGTAAACAAAAGAATTTAGCGATGCTTACAGATAAACTAGTAAATGTAATGAGACAATACATTGATATGCGTTCTAAAGGAGTTGATACAACTGGTTTAGACCCAATTCTTAATACAATACTTGAAAGCTCTGGAATGTCACCTATAATGTTTAGTTATCCAAACCAACCAGTTCAACAACAACAAGGACAACCAAATAATCAAGGTTTACAACAATTAAGTCAAATAAATCAAAAAAATGCAGGAACTATATAGGGATAAATTATCAATAATAGACGAAATAACACTACAAGCAATTAAAGAATGCTTATATGAAAGACTTGTCAAAGAAGTTCCAGCAATAAACGACACAGATGACGATATTAAAATAGGTCAAAAGACAAGAGCTTACGAAAAGAGCAAAGATATAATAGAAAAAGCAATTTTAGATATTAAATCATTAAAAACTGGCAAAACACCAATTAAGGGATTTGCTAAAGAAAGATAAATTATGAAAAAAAACTACATCTACTTGACGATTGTAGGAGTAATAATCTTGGTCGGGATTATCTTCTTAAATCAACCACAACCAATAGGAGGCGTAACTGTTGGAAACGATTATCGTTATTCACAATTTAGTGGTGCTATTGCTACTACAACTGTAATTTCAGTAGGAAAAAGAACACTTGGCTCTGTAATTATTACAGAAGATTCTGCTACTGCTGTTACATTTTGGGACGCAACTTCTTCTTCTGCTGTTGACGGAGGAACGTATGCTACAAAAATAGCAGTTATGCAAGCAGCACTAACAGAAGGAACTTATACTTTTGACGCACAATTAAACAGGGGATTAGTAATGAGAAGCGCCGATGGATTTAGTTTCGCTGGTGATTGGACTGTTACTTATAGATAACTTATAGATAATTAATAATAATAATAAAATGTTAAACAAGAAAAAATCTTTGAAAGATAAGATAGCTGGCTCAGTAGAGCAAAAACAAAAGGTCGAAGTCAAATTAATTAAAAAAGATAAGAAAAAATAATATATGAAAAAATATATAATCGGAATTGCACTTTCATTAGTTTTGCCAGCTTTTGTCTTTGCTTATTTTCAGCCAGCAACTCTAACAAATGGAGTTGATCGTGTGGCTGTATTTTCGCAAGAAGTGGCTAACAAATATTTTGGAATGGGTTATGTCCTAGACGGACAAAAAGTTGGTAGTGCCGCTGGTAATACTTTTGAACAGCAAGTAGATTTTGACAAGGGTTTTATTAAAGGTGGAAAGATATATAACGCTTCTACAACTTTAACAGTCGCTAGAACAATTACTGCTTCTGAAATTTGTAATAACAGTACAATCACAGTTAATAGTGCCGCTGTCGCTGGAACATTATCTGCTGCTTCACTAGACCTAACACTAGCTGCTACATCAACATTATTTAAACAATGCTTAAAGACTAACGGAGATGAAATTACTTTTGATTTGTTAAATCAATCTCCAACAGCAGCTACTACCACAGAAATAGTTGCTGGTACTGGTTGTCAGATTATTTATGGTGTTGCCGATGGTGATGCTACAATCCCAGGTCAAAAGGGTGCTACCATTACAGTAAAGAGAGTTACTGACTGGCTTGCTGATGGTGGAAGCAAAGACTGTGTTGTTAGAGTTTACGAGTGGAATTAAAATAAAGTTATCAATCTTTGAAAATTGAATGGGTTATGATTCCGACTAAAAATCTTAAGGTTATCACTCCTTATAAAGTGCTCAACATTATCATTTATGTCAAACGAAAATGAAGTATTAGAAGTTGGCGACATCGAAGTAATTACTGACGATGAAGGCAACGATATTACAGACTACAAAACTATTGCTCTTGAAAGACAAGAACTTGCCAAAAAAAATTTTGGTATAGCTAAACGCTTTCAAACTAAATTAGAGAAATCTAAGGTAGAAGAACAAAAGCCAGTAGAAAAACCAATAGAAAAACAAATTGAATCAAACGAACCAGATTATGCTAAAATAGCTTATCTAAATTCTTTAGGAAACACCAACCCAGATGACCAAAAATGGGTAATGGAAGAAGCTAATCGCTTAAAACTACCACTAACAGACATATTAAATATGGAACACGCTAAAATAGCACTTAAAAATGCTAAAGACCAGCGTGAAGCCCAAGCAGGTATGCCAAAAGGTGGTGGTAGAGGTGGTAATAATACTCAACAAGATGTTGATTATTGGTTGGCTAAAGGTGAAACTCCAGATGATTTAGGTCTAGCTAAAAAGGTAATAGACGCAAAAGTAAATAAAGAACAAAATAAAAATATTTTCTCAGAAGAACTATTTACTGGATAGCATTAATCTGTGTTTACTAATTATTAAACATAAATTAAAATGGCAAATACAGTAATCTGGAATAAGCACGATTACGTGCAGAATATGAGGGCGAGAATTGCTACTCCTACAAGTTGGAAAGATGTCTTACTTGCAAAATATAGCAATAACAGAACAGTTGTCGGTGGTTATATGTCAACAGAACCAGCACCAGCAGCTTTAACAAGAGGAACAGCTTATACTTATCAAGATTTTGCGATTACAGCTGATACATTGACAATTAGCACTTCTTACAAGATTGCTATGTTAGTAGACGAAGCTGACCGTTATCAACAGTCTTATGTTGATCAGATGAGTTTGGCTGATTATCAAGGTAAAAAGATTAATGAGTATATGGAAACTTTGTTTCTTGCCACTCACGGTTCTTGGAAAGACTTTGGACAGGAAGACTTGGACAATACATCTGCTGATGGTACAACTCAAATCACGGTTTCTGCTTCTAATGTAGATGATTTGATTAGAGCTATCAAACGTAAAATTTATGCCAACAATGGTGTAGATTTAGCGGTAGAAAAGGGTATTGCGATTGTTTGGAGAGCTACTGACTTTGAACTTTTGGAAGCATTCGTTCAAGCCAATGGTTTCACTGAAGCTGACATCGCTTTGAAGAATGGAATTGCAGTAGAGAAAGCATTCAAATATATGGGAGTTTACCATTATTTGTCTAATTCTCACACTGCTAATCACGTTTTTGCTGGTATTAGAGGAACAGCCGAAGTCGGTATCCTAACTGGTACTTATGGTAAAGCTAAATTTATTGAAGACCCAGGATTGGTTTCAGGTTTGGGTATCGTTTCAAGAGTTGATTATGGATTTAACTTTCCTGCTCAACTTGCTCAATTCTTTATGGATATTAACGTCGCATAGTTGTAGATATATAAACTGCTTATCAATAAAAGGTAAGCAGTAATATGCCTATAAATTGTGAAAATTGTTCCAAGTGCTGTGATAATATTAATTTACCTATTCCTAAAGTAAGTGAAGACATAAAAAGATGGATAGAATTACATTATCTTAAAATAGTTGAAATAGATGGTATAGATTATGTAAAAATTGATAATAAATGTTGTAAATTAATAGCTGGTGAGTGTTCTATATATGAAACAAGACCAGATGTTTGCAGACAATACGATTGTAATAAAAAAGAATATAAAAATTTTAAAAATATATGACAATTACAGATCTTGTGGCAGAAGCAAGAGCTTTGGTTGATGCCACTTCAACAAGTTTAACTGATGCAACAATTTTAAGACGAGTAAACGCTGCTTATGAGGATATTGTAGTTAAAATACTAAATGCTGATGGAACTTGGCAATTTGATGACTTAAACTACACTACAAATCCAGTGGGTTATGGTAATTTAACCTCAGGACAAAGTGAATATACTTTTTCTGATAAGTTTTTAGATATTTTAGAAGTAGACATATTAGATTTAAACGGATATTACATAAGAGCAAAAGCGGTAGACCCATCAGAGTTTGGGGAAAGGTCTTTTGAGGAGGAATTTAATATTAAGTTTAACGGAACTGCTAATGTGGCGGTTGATGGATTTCCCGGATTTTACGACAAGGTAGGTGCTACAATTAAGTTTGACGCTTCACCAACAGCAACTTATGCAACACTAACTAAAGGTTTAAGGGTTAGGTTTAAAAGAACTTCTGACGCCTATACTTCTGCTCAAGTAATTACTGGCACAAAAGAGCCTGGATTTGCTATTAATCACATAATTTTAGCTTATAAAGTAGCTTTGCCTTATGCTCAATCTTATAAGAAAGATAGAGTGGCTGGATTTATAAACGAAATTGCAAGACTTGAGAAAGAAATTATTAATCATTATTCAAACAGAGAGAAAGACGTAAGAAAACAAATTACTTTTTCTCAAAGAGCTTTTAAATGACCGTTGCTTTAATTTTAGAAAATAAAAATACTACTCCTTTGTCGATGGAAAATAGAATAACTAGTCCTACTTGGGACGATACAGAAAAGACTTGGGACGAAATGGATGAAACTTGGGATAGTCAAGGAACTCCACTTTTTGATTTAGAAAGTAAAAATACTTTAACTTTAACTTTGGAAACAAAATGAAACAATATTTAATCAATGTAGGAATATCAATACTAATTACCTCAATAGGTTTAATTAGTTTTTATAATTATGCTCCTTTTAGTATTAATAGTTTGACTGATAATGGAATGGTTGGCTCTACAATCACAACAATTCTTGGTAGCGACACCTTAAAAGCCAGTAGAACTATAATTAACGACAATTTTACTGCTTTAAATGACACTAAGATTGAAAATAGCACAACTACTTTACCATTAATTACAACTTTAGCTGGACTAACAACAGCTGGACTTTTAAACACTATTGGAACAATTGTAAGTGGTATTTGGCACGGTTCTATTATAGATGTTTTATATGGTGGTACTGGTTGGAGTAATATTACTTCTGGTGCTTTACTTTATGGCAATGGTGCAAATAAATTAGCAACCACTACTGTTTGTGCTGATAACGAAGTAATTAAATATAACGGAGGAATACCTATCTGCTCGTCTGTAACAACAGATACTTCTTTGAATTACAACTGGTCAGGTTATCATACTTTTGCTAACGCTGGGTTTACGACTGCTACAGGAACAACTTTAAATTTTACTGGAAACGCTACTTTAGGAACATTAAGTGCAAGTTCTTTATCTTTTAATACCCTAGCTACATCAACTGTTGCTTTTGGCTCTTTTACTGCCACATCTTCAATGGTTTCTCAATCTTGGACACAAACAATAACAACTGGTTGGACACCACGATTTATTGAAATAAACACTTATATACAGGGTGTCGTTGGTGATTCTGGCGATTACCAGCAATATCAAGGTATAACTGTTTATGATATTGGTTTAAATAAAGTTTATACAAACTATTTTTTAGGTGAATATGGTACAGATGATGGCAATTTATCTTTATCCAAAAATGGAGGATATATTGCTGTTATGGATAAACCTGGTGTTTCTACCTTGTCTGTTGGTTCTCCTGGTGCTGGCAACGCTGGATTTGTTACGACAGTATCAGTGTCTGCTACTAGCACAATTGGATTTACCCTAAGTGGTCAATTCACAAAAAGTGCGAGTGCTTCGAAAGGCGGTAGATTTTATGGAACATATAAAGCATATAGATAAATGGGAAAAATATTATCACAACTTATAAACAGATTTGATGGGGGAATGATTTTAGATAAAAGACTAGAAGTTTCCAATGGTTTTGCTTTATCTAGACATTTTGATACTAAAACTTATCCTCGTAAATTAGTTCCAAGAAATAATACAGAATTTGCGGGTTTAGACGAAACAGCGATCAAGGCTCTTAATATAACAAGATTTTTATATGGAGAACGAAGTGCTGGTGTTTATAAAGTCTTCGGTTTAGGACAAACACCAACTGGAAAAACATCAATTTATTATTGGAGTGGAACTGGTTGGGCTCAATATAGCAATATGGAAAGTTCTACTGGTGGTGCAGAGTCAGATGAAGTATTTTTTCTATATAAAGGTTTTATATATTGCTTTGCTGGTGGCAAATTACAGAAAATAGATATAACAAGTAATGTAGGTTTTGACGAAGAATATGAGATAACAAGTTCTACCACAAGAGTTCAACCAGTTTTACATCCAGCCGATGATTGCGCTTACTTTTTTGTAGATAATCTAGTATATCAGCTAAATGATACAGTTTGGGCATCGGGACTTACTTTACCAGCTAATATGGAAATAACATCAGCTTGCCCAGAGGGTAATTATCTTTCGATAGCTTGTTATGATAAAGAAAATAAAAAATCAACAGTTTTTAGATGGGATAGAGATAGTAGTTTAACTACGCTTTCAGATAGAGTTGATTTTGGAACAGGCAGAATCGAACATCTAGCTTGTTTAAATAATAAACTTACTGCTGTAGTTTCAAATCAACCGAATGTGTTTATTAAACAAGTTAGTGGTAATGTTGGAATTATAGTCGAACAATTAATTTCCAGTGCAACGTCTTTACTAACTTTTGAAAAAACAAGTCAAGTTATAGACGAAATACTTTATTTCCCAATGGATTTAGATTATCTAGACGATGAAAAAATGGGTATTTATTCTGTAAATAGTAATGGAAAGATTTCAATAGATTTTATAGTAGATGGTGCTACTTCATATCAAGGTATTTTTAATGTAAATAACGCTTGGTGGATAGGACACTCTAATAATGGTTCGATAGCAAAAGAAACAGCTATCCCATCATCTACAATGGCTTGCACCTATGATACTTTAATTTTAGGTAATGCTTTACAAAATAAAAAACTTAATAAAGTTGGATTGTTATTTGAACCCAGCAATGAAACTCTTAACGATAAGGCTATTTTAAAATATAGATTAAGAGAAGCTGATAATTGGATACAGATTTTAACATATACTAGAGATAATATTTCTAAAAATAATATAGTTTTTTACGATGCCGTTAATATCGAAAGCACGGGTGAAACACTACCAGAATATAGAGAAATAATATTTAGAATTGAAAGCTATGCAAACATGAGAATAACTGGTTTTTATTATGAATATGAAATTTTAGACACAGATTTATGAATAGAGAAGAAGTAATACAAATAATTAAAGAAGAATTGGCAAATCTTTTAGCAAGAGAAAAATATGTATTCCAAAACAATATACAGATTTTTGATAATCGTAATATACAGTTAGGAAGAACCACTGGAACAATGATTGGAACAGACATAGACCAGAAATTAGGTTTTTATGGTAAAACACCAGTAATTAAACAAAATACTGTTGCAGACCCAACTGGAGGTGCTGTAGTTGACGCACAAGCAAGAGGAGCTATTAACGAAATAATAGATAGATTACAAATAATTGGAATAATAAAATAAATATATGGCATTTTTAACACCAGAACAACAAATTAATGTAGATAACGGATTAGGAATTTTTAACGGTCCTAAAATAACAATGGAACAACAGGCTATTAATGCCCAAGCTCTAAATAATGCAAATCCTATTAATCTTACTCAAACTCAACCAACAACACCAGTAAATCTACAAGAAATTACTACTCCGATGGAAGCAACAACACAAGAAACTCAACAAAGTGATATTTCTCAGCAACTTCAAGACCTTAATAATAAATATTTAGGTAAATCTGCTTTTACGACACAACAAGAAACAACACAGGGTATTCCAGACTTAATTAAGACTCAAAACGACCTTACAAGTCAGTATAATACGATTAAAAATGAAGCACTACAAATTCCTTTACAAATGCAACAACAAGCCACAGGGAGAGGAATAACGGCAGGTGGTTTAGCACCACTAGAAACAGCCAGAACTAGAACTAATGCTATTCAGGCTTTGGGTATTAACTCACTTTTAGAAAGCTCTAAAGGAAATCTAGCGACAGCACAAACCTTAGTTGATAAAGCGGTTAAAGCTAAATATGACCCTATTACAGAGCAAATTGACGCTTTAACAGCCAATTTAAAGCTGATTAAAGACGATCCAGCAACAAGTCTAGCTGATAAAAATAGAGCAACTGCACAGTTAGACATACAAGAAGCTAAAAAAGCACAAATAGCTAAAGAGAAAGAAGACCAGACAAATATTTATAACACAGCCAATGAAGCGGCTAAAAATGGTGCTGACGCTTTAACTTTGCAAAAAATACAAAACACTAAAACTCCAATGGAGGCTTTGCAATATGCTTCAACCTATCTTGGTAGAGAATATACGGATAAGATTAAACAACAAGAATTTAGTAATAATCTTGCTTTAAGTAATTTAAACTTAAGCAAAGAAGAATTAGCACAAAAGATTAAACAACAAGTAGTTTCAAGTGGCTTAGATTTAGCCACACTCCAGCTTAATAGAGATAAATTTGCAAGTGATACTAATTTTCAAAAAGCTCAATTAGCTTTAGATTATGCAAAGTTAAGTGGGACTACAACCAAAGCACCAGTTGTTAAAGATATTAATGGTGTTACTAAACAATGGAGCGCAACCACAAGCAAATGGGAAGATGTATCTACGGGAGCAAAAGATAATTCAAAAGCTTTAGAGCAAATATCATTATTAAAAGATACACTAAATAATGCATCTAGTCTTTCTGATAGAGCTGGTAGTTATACTTGGTGGGAACAAACAAAGCAAGGTATATTTGGTGCAACAAGATTTACTAATCTTGAGGCTTATGCTAATACTTTAAAAACAAATGTATTAACAATGTTATCAGACCCTGGAATTAAAAAATTCTTTGGTCCGCAAATGACAGAAAAAGATGTTGAATTAATGACATCATCGGCTACTACCCTAGACCCGCGCAAACAAGGCAAAACAGAATTTAAAAAAGAACTAGAAAGATTACAAAAATTTATAGATAAAGCAGAAAAAGATATAAAAAGTAATAGTGGTATTAAAAAAACTAAAGAAGATTTAAAGATAGAATTTCCACAAGCCACACCAGAAGAATTAGACGCATTATTTAAAGAAGAAAGTTTTAGTAAGGTTGATGGCGACACGAATTCAGCCATAGTAAATAAGATTGCAAAGATAGATGATGGAGAAAAAGGAGGACAATGTGGTAGATTTGTAAATAAACTAACTGGATTGGGTGTTGGTGATAGTTATGCGAGTAAGATTGCAAAAATGAACCCATATATTACAGAACCTAAGCCAGGAATGGTATTTACAATGCCGTATAAAGATACAGGACACGTTGGAATTATAGTTGACATAAACGATGATGGAACAGCGACAGTTAAAGACTCTAATTATGGTTTAGATGGTAAAGTTAAAACACATAAAATAGCAATATCTAAAATGACTGGATTTGCTAATATATAATATGACAGTAAGAGAAAAATTAGAAAAAAAATATGGCACACCGACCACAAGTATAAGACAGCAATTAGAAGCCAAATATCAAACTCAACCAATTCAACCTGTTCAGCAAACTGGGTTTTTTCAAGGTGTAGGTCAAGATGTTAGCAAAAGATTTGGCGGTCTTATTGATACTTTTAAGCAAACAGCAAAACCAGTTGACG